CAAACAATTGTTATGCCATCATCTGGAGGTGAAAGTGATTATGATTCCGAAATGTCTGATGGAGGTGTTATGATGATGGATGGAGGTGGAGAGGATTCTTATGATCCATTTGCAACTCTATATCAAGGCGGTTAAATAGAAATAAGAGGTAATATTAAATGGCAAATCCGATAGTATCAAAAAGCGCAGAATCTTCTTTTATTAGTAGACTTGACATTATTTCTAATAAAGATCAAAGCAAAACTGTAAGTCTTGCTGGTGGAACAATACGTCTAATGTATTATGAAAGTATTCTTCAGGATACTATTAAAGCATCGGTAACTTTTGCTGATTCTGGTAATGCCATTGATAATAAAACTGCTTTAGATGGATTGCCAATAGTAGGTCAAGAAAAGATATATGTAAAATTCAAAGATAATAATGATGTAGAAATAGATCTTACATTATATGTGAATAAAGTTACTCCATTATCCGATGATACAACTAAGTCAATGGTTACATTGGATCTTGTATCAAAAGAATTTATTATGAATGAAAAGGTGAGATTAAATATAAGATTTGATGGAAAAATATCCGATCACATTAAAAAAATTTTAACAGATAAAAATTATCTTGCTACTGAAAAGAATATTGATATTGAAGAGTCGTCTAATAACTACAATTTTATTGGAAACAATAGAAAACCTTATTATGCAATGAATTGGTTATCTAAAAAATCAATATCTGCCACCAGTCAAAAGAAGGGTGATAGTGCTGGTTACTTTTTCTTTGAGACTTCAGAAGGATTTAAATTTAAATCAATTGATGGATTATTAAGTCAAGAAAAAAAGAAATCAATCATCTATAACCAGTCTCCAGATTCAAGAGGTAATAATCTTCCTGCAGGATATGATGTAAAAGCACTTGAGTATTCAAAGGATAATAGTGTTAATGTTCAAGAGAAACTTAAGATGGGAGCATTCTCAACCCGAACAATTTTATTTGATCCATTCACTGGTTATTATGAAGTTATAACACCAAATGCAAAGGAAAAGGAAAATTCATTAAAACTTGGTGGTAAAGAATTGCCAGTTTTAAATCCAGAGTTTAATAAAGAAGGTAACAATAAAGATTTCTCAAGAACAACATATATGCTTCTTGATAAAGGAACTCTTCCTACAGGTAGTGGAACTGGAAAGTCTCAAACACAACTTCAAAAATCAAAAGATGAAAATTTTGAACCAAAAAATATTCTCAACCAAGCAATTATGCGATATAATCAATTATATTCGTCAAAAGCAACAATAACAATTGCCGGAGATTTTTCTTTACATGCGGGTGATGTGGTTTTTATGGATGCCCCAGAACTTCAAACAGATACTAAAAATGATGAAGTGAATAAGGAAAGTGGAGGTCTATATATTATAGCAGATTTATGTCACTATATTTCCCCAAAAGAAACTTATACTAAATTAAATTTGGTTAGAGATTCTTTCGGTAGAACTGGAAATCACTCACCAGGCAAAATTCCATTATGACGGACAGAACTCTTCAACAACATATTAATGATGATCGTAATGAATTGGATAAATCCTCTGTAAGTGCTCAACGTCGTCGTCATTTGGTGGATGAATTGTATTCTCTTGAAAAATATCAGATAAATCATCCAAATGATTCTCATGATCCCACAACATTAGAGTTATATTGTGATGAAAATCCAAATGCACGGGAATGTAGAATTTATGAAGATTAATAACTAATGGAAGGCGGCGCATTATTTAATCCAGGATTTTTGGGAGCAAGTTTTCTCTGGTGGGTAGGTCAGATTGCTGATGACTCTACATGGAGAGATAATATTCTATCTGGAAAATTTGAAAGTAAAGATACAATTGCTGGATGGGGACGTAGATATAAAGTAAGAATTATTGGTCTGCACGATAAAGAAGAAGAAGTAATTCCTTCCGATCAACTTCCATGGGCAAATATTATGTATCCCGTCACTGCTGGGGGCGGACAAACAAATGCAGCACAGACGGCAAACCTAAAACAGGGTAATTTTGTATTTGGTTTCTTTCTCGATGGACAAGATCAACAAGTTCCTGTAATTATGGGCGTTCTGGGCAATAATGCTCAGACGGCAATGAAGACCAAAATTGGTGCATCAGATTCAAACTTTGCTGTAGCAAGTGGGTTTGCAGAAGGAAAAGATCCGCCAGCTGGAAATGCAAAACCAAAAGTTCCTGATGAAGGAAAGGTAATAACCAAACCAAAATCACCAGAACAATCTAAAGAATGTGCTTCAACTCCTCCTGGGGTTACTAAAAATAAATTTGGTCTTCGTCCAGATCTACCTTTAAGTAAAACACAATTTGCTGATCAGCAAAGTGCTTTATCTGAAGCAGAAGCAAGAGGGTTAACTGGACCAAATAAAGATGATTTTGTTCAACAAGCAGTTGCTGCTGGAATTAAAAATCGTTGTCAACAAACAAATTCTCCAGGATCACCTGCACAACCAGGAGCAACCAAAGAAAATCCAGATGCAGTTCATGAGTTAAGTGCCGGAGATGTAAAAAGAGAAGAAAAATATCAAGAAAAAATTCCTTTAATGAAACCTGATGATAAAGTCGGATCAGCAATTAAATGTATTCAAACTGTAATAGACAACCTGACACAAAAAATCAATAAGTATCTCAATGCAATCTCAAGTTATGTTGATGCAGTTTCAAGTGGTATTAGTAGTCTACAAAATTTGATTGCAAATGCTGCTTGTGAGATTGCCAAATATATGAAGATAGTCTTTGATAAAATTATGGAATATGTTCTTAAGTTATTAAATAAAACACTTACAAAAGTAGTTTCGGCAATTCCATCAAGTTTGAGATATCAATTTGGTGATATGAAAGAAATTATTACCGAACTTATTTTAAAATTATATAATAAAATTACTGCAGGTCTTTGTGGATTAATTCAAGATTTGTTGAATAAAGCACTAAACCTAGAAGCAGCAGAAAAACAAGTAAGAGCAAACTTGGACAATCCATCAGATAAACATACAACACCAAAAGTTCCCATATGTTATGCGGAAGAAATTATAGGGCAAGCAATTTCATTTAACAAGCAACAAATTACTGAAGCAAATGATACCATATTGAACAATATTAATACATTTTTGGATGATATTCAAAATCAACTTGCAGGTGTTAGTGGTGCATTATCTGATATAACTTCTCTTGCGGGAAGTATAAGTGGAAGTATATCTTCTGCTCTAAGTTTTTCAAATCTTATTTTAAATATTTTTGAAGGAGAACTTCCCCCCAATCCTGCAGTTTCTGACTTTTATATTTTTGCGAGAGGTGGTGCAGGGCAACCAGATTCCTCAACCCCAAGTGTTAAGTCTGTTGAAAATTCTGCAAGCAAACCTCCAACAGGAACTCCAAAACCAGAAACTCCATATCTGGAACCAACAAAAGCATCAAAAACCATTGATCTTGACGATAATGGACCAGTATCTCAAAACGATCTTACATTATTTTGATAAATATGATTACGAGAAGCAGAAAATAATTATAATATAAAATGTCATTTAACATTTTTGGACCTGCAACAACAGATAGCATTAAAGTTGGTTACATATCAACTGATAGAGGTTTTGTAGAAGGAGTTTCTGTATGTGAAGCAAACGACTATGCAAAATTAAATCCAGGAACTCGATTTATTTTTAAGAATAGAAAATATGTTAAGTATTTGAATATCAATGAGGTTAACAAATTAACTCCAAATGATTTGGTTGCTGGTATAAACACTTGCGAAGGAGTTCAACTAACGGCAGAATGTTCTCCTCCAGAGGTTTATTTTTATGGTGGTAACGGAGTTGGTGTTCAAGGAAATCCTGTAATTGGTTCTGATGGTTCTTTACTTGCGGTAGATTTAGTATCTGGTGGATTTGGATATCAGTATCCTCCAATTGTAGAAGTTAAGGACGGTTGTGGTATTGGTGTTGGAGCAGTTACTCGCGCAATTCTTGGTGAAATTGTAGATACTGTAGAAGTTTATGATCAAGAAGAAGATTTTGAAGAATATGAAATCTGCGAATCAACTGATGTGGGGTATGGAAATAGATATGGTCCAAATGGCGAATTACTTGGTGCATGGGATCCAACTCTTTATACCAATTTATCTGAAGATCCTATTTTTAGAGAAATACAACAATATCAAGACTTTCTTCAAAAATTTTCAAAACCTTGGTGGTCAACAAGAAAAGCATATGCACCATTAAAATTAACTTCATCAACAAAAACTACAAGAACAAAGTTTGATGTAACTGATGCTTCATATTTGGAAAAGCAAAGAGCAGATGGAGCAGTAAATCCTGTTGCTTGGAATGAGTTTATGAACAAATATGCAATATCACCCGTTCCTCCATCAAATGTAAGGGGTTCTGATTTTGCAGGAATTCCTTTTACATTTGAATGGGAAGAAAATTTTCCTTATGATGGTGAGTATATTTTTAGAGGATTATGTGATAATAAAGTAGAGTTCTACTTGGATAATATAAAAATTGCAAATCTTGGTTCTTATAATCAAGGAGTTACTCCTATTACAAAAACTTTAAAGGCAGGTGTTCATAGAATTAGATTGGATTTATTGAACATTCCCATTTATGAAACCAAAGTAGTACAGTCCCGAACAGAAGAACAACCAGCAGGAAGTATTTTTATTAGAGAAGGAGATGAATATTATGTTCTTATTGGTGGAAATGATGTAGTTGAAATTGACTTTGGTTTTAAATGGGATGATGATGAAAATTTTGGATATGCTGCAACTAAAATTACGATTCCAACAGAAAGTAATGGACCTGTAGTTTTATCCAGACCTTTAAGTGGAACTACCGGATATGTTGAAGCAACAGGAACATTTAAGGCAAATAAAAAATATGGTCCTATTATTTTTGAAGGAACATCCCCAAGATTTAAAGATACTGTAATTAGAGATCGTGGACCACTACTAAGTCAAAAACAACAAGAAATTGGTTTATGGGATGGTAATGTAGATGATTCTTTTACAAATGCCAGTCTAATTGGTGTAAATGCAAGACAACTATCTGGACCAAGAGTAATTACCGAATCCAATTCAAATCCAGTTCAAAAAAAAGTTTTTAATACTATTGATTATATTGATAGAGCAGATAGGAGACTTTGGAGAACAAATGTTTATAATAGAGGTGGGTTTTTAAATGAATATGGTATATGTCCTTTTGATACTACAGTTGAATTAGAAGATAATCCATATGCAGGAACTCATAGGATTATATGGAATAATATTAATTTTCCAATTGATGGAAATTATATTATAGAACTTGAGGTTGATGATAATGTAACTCTTACATTTACTGGTTCGGGTTCAGAAACTGTGATTAGTAAAAAAGGTTTTAGTGGTAATGATCAAGGTACAGGAAAAAGTACCGAAACAAAATTCTTTAAAGCAGGAAATTATACAATCACTGCAGACTTGGAACAAATTCCTGGTGGTAAGTTTGGATTTAGTGGAATAAAAGACATTAATCCAATGGCTCTTGCTATTAACATCCAAACTTCTTTTACTGAAACTCAAGTTATTTCTGCAAAGTCCTGGAATGAAAATCCAATGGGAGTAGCATTTACAATTGATGCTCCATTACCACCAATTCCTCAAGAACCAATAATTCTTCAAGAAGGTAGGTGTCCAAATAATCCAATATGGACAACAAGATTTCCTGGTGCAAAGGAAAAATGGTGGCCAGTTATATTGGATAAAAGGTGGAGTAGGTTTATGAATCGTTATGCAATATCTCCAGTTCCTCCATTATCAGAAAATAATTCTGAAGCCAGTGGTGTTGTATGGAGAAATTCTTGGAATTTGGACATACCTTATGATGGATTTTATGCATTAAAGGGAGCACTTGATAATTCGGGAAAAATATTGATTGACAATGTAGAAATATCAAAACTCAATCATTATAAAGATGAAACTCCAGACTCTAAAAAGTTTTTCTTATCCAAAGGAAGACACGAGATACGAGTTGAAGTTGAGAATTTTAAGCAAGAAATATTTGAACTTATTGACAAAAAAGTTTTTAGTACTC